CATTTGTAACTCCCGCCTTTAGCCTTGTATTCTTTTGCCAAGAGTTGTGCTTTTCTAGCTGACCACTCGCCAGCGCCAGTGCCTTGCACAGCTTGACCCTTGATCTTTTCAAACAAAGCCTTCCGCATGGTGGGCTTTGTATAGACCGCCGCTTGGTTGACTTTGCTTTTCATTTCTTCTTCACCTTTGCTTGTGAAAGCGCAATAGCCAATGCTTGTTTAGGATTCTTGACCACAGGGCCGCCCTTGCCAGAATGCAAGTCACCAGCCTTGTACTCACGAATAACCTTGCTAATCTTCTTTTCAGCCTTAGTCTTCATTTCATTTTAGACTTGTTAGCCATGTTGGTGGCAGTGCGCTGGCCGCGCTTAGGCATAGGCTTGCCAACCGCAATCATAAAAGTAACTGCTGGTTCACCACGCTTTTTCGCGCCTTTGACAGCGCTGTTTGCGTCTTTGTAGGTGTCAGTCTTTTTGCCCGAAGACATCTTGGGTGATTTTCCGTACATAATCAATCCTTAGTTATTGGGCCGCCAGATTTCCAAGCATCACAAGTACGGGCCGCTGCACAAGTGAATTGGAACAGGTCGCAGTAGCCCAGATCAGCAGCAGCTACAAACTGTTCGTCGTAAGATAATTCGCCTTCGTTCTCATCCTTTTCAAGTCCACCAATGATGCAGTCCATCATTTTAGGCGTCTGAATAAAAGCAGCGCAATTGCCACAACGCATTCCTTTAATAGAAGTTGTTGGGGCGTTGTACATCTTGGCTTTCTTTAGCCAGAACGCTTCATTTGGCTCGTTTGGGTTTGGTGGCCCATAGCCAAATTCCTTGAACGTATTGTTGCGGTTTTTTAAATTTATAGTTACATCTTGCGTGGCTATAGGGCATGTAACGCCAGATAAAAGACCAGCTTTCATGCTGCCGCCACTAATTTACGAGGCCGACCCATACGCTTTACAGGTGCAAGCATGGGCAAAGGTTTGATCTCAGGCTCAACTTGCTCATCCAGACGCACATAGCCCTGATGCCCACGCATGGAATCGATGTCCACTTGCTGGGTAAAAGTTACAGTGTTGCCTGATTGCAAACAGCGAAAAGTTGCCATGATTAACCTTAAAAAAGGGGGCCGAAGCCCCCAGTTTAGACAGTACGGACAACAATGCACCGAATAGTGGTGCTTGCCAAATCTAATGTACCGCCGGATTCGTTTTGAAAACGAATTGAGACAACACCTGCTGCTGAAACATAAGGTGTGATGCTGATGCCAGAGACATCTACACCCATACTTACGTTCATCACGATGTCGCCCAGAGCAACGCCTGGAACTGCGATGGTGTTTGTTTCACCAACGCCATCAGCCAAAGACGATGCGTTTAGCGTTGCTGATACAGACCAAGTGTCTGAAAAAAGACCTCGGAACTGGTCGTTGCCTCTGCGTGAGGTGACTGCTGTTGCTGCTGCCATTTTCTAACTCCTTAAAAATAATACCCCCCATTTCTAGGGGGCGTGGGGTTAGGCTGGCACTGCCAACGCATAAGCGCTAGAAGACAAAGCTGCACCAGTAGAAGCAGCTGCACGAAGTGCGGCAACGCCGTACAGAGTGTCCGATGTAAACAGAGTGGCAAGATAATCCTGCTTGTACTGTGTTTGTGAACGGATACCAATTTGCTCAACCAGAACCATAGCGTCTTTGTGACCCATCAAGCAGATACGATCTGTAGTGCTGTTACCAGCGCCAGTATCCGCATTGCTAGATGTAAACACAGGGATGCCATACAGGTTGCCGATTTCACCAGTGCGGATCGCATTGCCATTGCCTACAAAAGCCTGTTCCGTGTAACGGCTCAGACCCATCAGCGTGTTACGGCTGGATGGAGGGATCAGGAAAAAGCGATTGTCCATAGGCGTATCGTTATCATCCAAACGCTGGATAGTTCTGCGGATAGCAGCATCTGTCAATGCGCTTGCATTGGAGGTAGAACTGTTGTAAGCAGTCGTACCATCGCCACCAATATAGGCTTTGGTAGTTGCAGCAGAAGTTGCATAGTCGTTAGTACCGATAGTAGCGCCATTAAATGCACGACCCAATTGAACCAGGCTAGTGTCTACTTGCTTGGCAAGCGCATAGCCAGCATCAGCAGTGTAAAACTGGCGCAAGCTGTTCAGGGCTTGTGCTTCAACGATGTCCTCAATGAAACGTGAATATTCAAAGTGCTTATTAATAGACACTTGAATTTCTGTCTCAGTATCGGCAATCAGGGTGACGGCAGTAGATGCTGATTTTGCTGAAGCTGAACCACGGGTAGGCGCAGGGATATGAACCGTATCACCTTTTTTACCTTTAAAATTCATCTTCATGACGATGTTAGCCAGAACAAGGTTTTTCTTGTACGCGGCTATGATTTCATCACTCCAGATTTCGGGGATGAACGTTGCTGCGGTTGTTACTGTTACCGCTGGGGTAGGATATGCCATGTTAATTCTCCAGTTAAATTATCGAACACGACCCTCGGCATAAGCTGCCAGTATTTCATCGTTTAATGATTCATACCTTGAAGGGTCAGTCATTTTGAGACGAATAAGGTCTGCCCGTCTATAGACTCGTTTTGAACTCTCTCCAGAGCCACCAACATCAACTTGCGCTGCTTTCATGGTCTTGGCACGGGCAGCAGTGTCTGCTTGCCCCGATTCCTTGGCCTTGATGCCGCGCAATTCTTTGTAAGTGGACAACAATTCATTTGCAGAATCGAAATCAAAGTCACCATCTGCTCTTGCATAAAGTCCCAAACGAATAGGTGAAGACTTTACCCAATCTTGAAACCCAGTATCGTTGACCACTTGGGAGTAGTCAGGATGCTCTGCGTTGAGCCTCTGCTGAATCTGCATCTTTTTGAAATCGACACCCGCTTGTCGGGCCGCGAGAACATCTGGATGTTTATCAATCGTTGCTTGAACTGCTTTTTGAGGGTTCTCAAAAAAGTCAACTTCCGGTTCAACCTCTACTTGTTGCTGCTTAGAACTGAGGTTTTGCTTGAGCAACTCGTCTGCAAGTTTACGGACTTCACCCACCTCTTGGGCTTGCTTGCCAATGAGCTTTTCAGCTTCTTGGTGCATCCGCACGACTTCCTCTAAACTTTTAGCCCTGTACTTGTCAGGAAGTTCACCGGATTTCTTTTCTTCAATTTCGAGTTCGCCTAGCGGCTCTTGTTCTTCATCAATCAACATATTTTTTTCCTGCCAAAATGGTTGTAGGATAATTCAACTCGGCTTGCGCTTATGAGTTGGCTTTACGCTCTGCACTTAACTTTTCACGGTGCTTTCTCTCGAACCTTCCATGCTCTGATGGAAAAGAACCAGACCATCCTTCCAAGTTAAACGACGGTGCGCTTATGACACGAGAGGCGAACCCCCCGCATCTACACAGCACACTGGAAGTCTCATAAACCTCAAGCGCCTCTGTGCGTTGTCCGCAATCGCAGACAAATTCATATATTCTTTTCATTCAAGTCCTCGTATGCTCTTTCGCTGACCCCTTTAAGGGTTTTTAGCCAAGTAAGGATAGAAATCTCGCCTTTGCGGAATTGTAGACTTTTTTCGTCCGCAATGGTAGAGACATTGTTAAGCGGGATGAGCATAGTCTCAACATCCTCCATCAGGTCAGCCCAGCCTTGGCGGGAGAACAGGTCAAACCGATCCTCATAGTACTTCTGCAACTCTGGGTTCACTGTTTACTCCTAGATAACATAGTCGCTGCGATTTGCAACATTGCTTTGCTTTGCTCAAGGTCTACTGGCTCTGCTGCCCAGCCTACTGTAATCTGTCCGACAAAGCGCCCTGGCTCTGGTGGGACTGAAATGCGGCATGTATAGGCTACCCCCCTAGCAACATACCACAGGCCCATTTCAGACTGTGCTGACTTGTACTCTCCACATGGAATCTCATTTGCCATCAGTTTGACAACATCACTGTTATTGGCCGAATTCTGGGTAAACAGACCCACATCCAGCCCGTCATTTGTCTTGTCCCTGCCGTTCTTCCCATAAGCCCTGTACACAATCCTAGTCCCAAACATGCTGTTAACCTTGAAGACGGCCACGATCAAAGCGCCTGTCTGCTTGAATAGATGCGCCGCTGCGTCCTCAACTCGATCCTCTGCAATGGTTGGAATCTTCTTAGACTCCTTATAAGCACCAATCAATAAATCTTGATTGGCATATACAAAGTACCCTGCAAAGGTCAAAACTGCCATTAGCACCATCGCAAACAGCCTGAAAGGGCTGGAAACATAATCCAGCACCTTGTCAACAAGGCTTAATTGGTCTTTATTCACAAAGGATTCTTAGAGCTTATAAAGTCCATGATTTTTTTAGACTCATTGGCTGGCAATATATACAGCAAATCTAGAAACCAATTGATCGCAAGAACAGCAGCGCAGCACTTAATAAAACGATCAATCCCAAGTCGCCAGTCATCGCCAACATCAAACCATTTAAGTAGCGAGAACACATTAAACACAGCCTCTTGTTTTTTTGCAGAAGTCAATTAATTCGTTTACGCCAATAAAGGCAAAAAACATTAAAAAACAAAGAATAGCTATGACCAAAGCAATCTCGGTCATTTCATCTGCTTTCTCTTTGGCCTTTTTCTCTTCTGCTTTTAAGGCGCTAATCTCTTTGGCGTCATCCCTATCCATCTCAGCTTGCCTAGCCTTGATCTTATTCCACACATCTATCTTGCCGGTCTGCATAAAGAGCATTTTTAACTCTTCTTCAAAGACTTTGGCCTGATCCAGAGCCATCTCGATCTGGAGTGCCGTCCCCATGTTTGAGCCTTTTTTGGACCGCTTGGCTTCAAGCATGGCCTTTGTAGCTACGCTCTTGGCGTCAAACATTTTCCCGATCATCGGGGCTAAAGAGCCGAGATCGTTAGCGACTTTTGCCGCCTTCTTGACTAGAGAGATGGCCGACTGGATACCGGCAAGGGCCGTTAGCGGATCAATCATTACAACCGCCTACATAAGCAGTTTTTTAAGCAATTCAGCCGCAAAGCCTGGGCCAAGCAACGTCACAGCAATCAGCGCATAAAGGATGTATTCAATGCGGCTCATACGCTTGCCGCCTGATTCAAACGATTTCTGGATAGCCTCATACCGCAGCGCACAAATTTCTTCATGCGTTTGTAGCTTGGCATCGGTTGCGTCTATTTGACTCATGGTGAAACAGGCCAAGTAATTGTCCACGGGAATCCTGTCTGTGTTGGGATGTCTCTAAGGGCTTGGCGATAAACTTCCCATTTACCAGGAATGTTAGCGTTCAATTCCAAGTTCTTGATGACAACCCAATCCGATTCTTTCAGCTTGGTGTCTCTAGAAGAACGAACAGACACAGCCTGTTCAGCATCCTTGCTGGCCTTGTAAGCAGCTTCATTCTCAGCAGCCGTGGTGACTTTGCCATCAGCATCTTCAGTGTCAAAGAACGATGGGCCAAGATTCCACTTGGTGTACCACTTGCCGTCAATCTCCTCCACACCGCCATAAACAGAGTACTGATAGACAGTGCCACCTGTTGCTTGTGGGCCTTCAAAGATGACATCAGCGCCCAAGGCTTCTAGCACCTCAGTTGTTGTTGTCTCCCATGTAGGGCCACCATTGGCTTTGGTATATGCACGAAACTCTGCTTCGTACATTACTTGCCCGTCATTTGTTCTGATTTGCATGGTTGTTCCTTATGCTATAGCCAAGAAGATATAAGTGCCAGCATTAACATTAATTGCCGCCAAGATGGTTGAGTTCAGCGCAAAGCCTGTTGATACTGTGGTCACTGAGCCAAGCGTAGCCACTTCAGCCGCCGTGCTGTTTAAAAACAAATACGGGTCAGTTAATGTAGTCATACCACGGGCTGTGTCATAGACGTACCAGTCGCCCGTTGAATCGGTGCGCTTGATGAGTACAAACCGCGCCCCGCCTGTGAAGCCGCAGTTGATAGTCTGGGTTGTTCCGTTGCCTGTGTATGAGCCTACTTTAGAAACACCAGCACAAGTTGCAAATAAATAAGCAACATAAGTCCCGCCTGAAGTATCTATTTGGGCTTGACCACCAGTTATAAATTGAGTTGAAGTTGGTTGACTCTGAAATGCTCTGCTTGATGGGCCATATGCTGCGTTAAAACCCGCACCAGATAAATCCAAATAATTGTACATATTTTGAGTTGGCGTAAAACTATGAAACGCCCCCCAATTAGATGTAGAGTCCCTTCGTTTGGTAATAATTAACTCAGGTGCTGCCGCCAAGTTATGGCTTACTGTTGTTCCAGAACCTGCCCCCGTATAGCAAACCACATCAAAAAATCCTGGTGCTCTACAGAAAAAATCATATACATATTTAATGGTACTATAATTTATAAATCCGCTACTATCTGCCCCTACTACAATTCCAGTATTGTTATATGAAAGCAAACCATCAGATAATGAAGATTCTGCATCAGTAGCAGCACTATTTAAATAAGACAATGGCCCTATTAATTTAGTATTAACAGCAGATGGATTTCCTGCGTAATCTCTATCTAATGTAAATGCCATATCAGGAGCAAATCCAGCAGTTACTGATGTAGTAGTTCCATTTCCAGTTCTTATTAAAGGCTTAAACACAGTAGTAGCATCTGTAGGCACTTTCATCGGGCCACGGCGTATGGCTATGTAGATGTGTTCTGTGCTTGCATCCAAGTTACTACCTACACAATCAAACCCTGTTGCAGTTGGATAAAACGCAGTTGCTGCTCCACCACCTTCAGCGTCAGTACGATTGGGAGCTAAATTACGTATTTCAGTTTGTGACCAGCCACGCATGGTGTCGTATATTGTCCAATACCGTGCTGCAAGGTTAGGTTTATAAAGCCAAAACTGTGGCTCATACCCTAGATTAACACTGGCATTCCCACTACCATCAGTCGTAAACGACCCGCACGAAATTACATTGTCTGTACCAGTTAGGCCAAAGCCTCCTGCGTTATGAGCAAATAAGTAGGCTATATATGTGCCAGCAGATGCGTTAACAGTTGCATCAGTGCCTACGCTAAAAACTGAAGATGTTGGGGTTGTGCTGTTCCAGCGTGTTGCGCCTGTGGCTGCTGCGGCTGTACTATTTAAAACAAGGTATTGTGTGTTGGCTAGTGAACGATGATAAACCTGCCAATCGCCTGTTGTGTCAGTACGCTTAACCCAAATACTGCCCGGCACTGAGCCAAGACTATGGGCAATAGTGCGGTTAGCGCCATTCCCCGTATACGTCACAATATCAAAAAACTTTGGCTGTTCACGGAATGTCCATGAGGCGTAAGT